GGCCTCGTCATGCAAAAACTCGCAAACCACCTGAGCCGATTCAAAATCCAACAAATGCGCCAGCCGATAAACAAAGGCCGCCTAAAACCTTTCAGACGGCCTTATCATTTCGGCGGCACCAACAAAATGATTTACCCGCCCTCCAAGTCCGGCAGTGCCTCCAAATTCAGGCTGCACACATAGCCGCCGCTGTCCAAACGGTGCGAAACCTCCGTTATCAGCCATTTTTCGCCGTCGATTTCGGGCTTGAACCCCTTAACGCTGACCGGCGCCTCCGGCGACATATCCGGCCGTCCGGCCGCAAGGCGGATTGAAAACTGGGCCGCCCCGCGTTGCAGCCGTCTGAATGCCGCCCGCGCCCCGTTCCAAGCCCTTTTCTCGCTGTCGTACAGATGGCGCAGCGTTTTGATTTTCTTGCCCGCCGTGTCGATTTTGCGGCTTTCCGCCGCCTCCTTATCCGTTGCCCTGCCGCCGCATTTGCGCAAATGGTGGCTGTTTTCGCGTGAAGACAAGGGCGAGCTGCATGTTGTGTTTTGCGACTTGGGCATCGGCATTCCCCGCTCGCTGTTTCGCGAGGACGAGAAAGTGGCGCGGGATTGGATGGAGCGTCTGAAAAGCTGGCTGGCCGAGCGCGTTACCGACTGGCATCAGGCGGACGACGCATTGAAAATCAAAGCGGCCGTCGAGATCGGGCAAACCCGCACGGGACTGCCCCATCGCGGCAAAGGACTCAAACAGATGGTTGGCTTTTTGGATGCAGTCGGCAATAATGCGGCCAAAGTAACGATATATAGCGGCAGCGGCGTATACCGCCGGATGCCGAAAAAAGGCAAACAGCTAGAATTTCTCCATGCTTTGTCGGATAAAGAAACCACCATTACCGGCACTATGATTTCTTGGAGCATTCCTTTACCCGATAAGGAGGCTATCTTATGAAGGACAATATAATGATTGTAAATGTCGTCCGTGACTTTTCCGCCTTTCCTGCCGGACGCTATCTGACGGACGGCCCTTATTCCGGCGAACACTTTTTAAAGGGTAATCTGCTGCCTGCTTTGCGTCAGGCGGACAAAGTACGGATTGTTCTCGACGGCGCGATGGGTTACGGTTCGTCATTTTTGGAAGAGGCTTTCGGCGGCTTGGTACGCCTGCAGGAATGGCCGCTGTCCGATCTGCTCAAGCGCATCGAATTGGTTTCCGATGAAGAGCCTGCTTTGGTTGACGAAATCAAAGGCTATATGCGCGAGGCCGCCAAATGAACCAGCCTGACAACTGGTTTTACGTCTATATCCTGCCTTTGACGCCCGCCGCACTGACGATTGCCGGTTGGGCGTTTTTGTCGCGGCGGGAAAAGACAAAGCGCATCAGCGAGCGCAAAAGCAAACGTATTGAAACGGCCGCCGCCCTTACGGAAAAAATCACCGCCGCAGCCGTAGCCTACTATCTTTCCCAAGCCGCAGGCAGCGAAGCCGCAGCACAGGAAATCCTGTTTGACCTGCACCGTCTGGGCAGGCTTTGCGGCAAAATATCCCAAGATTTGAACAGTAGCCTAATCCGCCTGCGCACCGCCGTCAGCGGCGGTAGTTTCCAATCGGCATCCCGCGTTCCCGCTTCTCCTGCCGATCCGCTTGTCTATGCGGTCAAAAAAGCAGGCGCGGATTTAATCATGGCGTTGGACGATTATCATGACGAATGACAAAATAGGTTTCAGGCTGTCTTTGCATTCAAGCAAGGCACGGATTGCGCTGTTTGAAGCCGAGTGGGAGGATGCGCGTTATACCGAATGGCTGAACCGCAAAGTGGATCGCAACCTGTCCGACAGCCGCCCTGCCGTGCCGCATGACGAAGTAATGGCGCGCTTGGATGCGGCCATTGCCGCCGCACGGAAAGGAAGCTGACGCCGTCCGTTGTTTGGCAGGCCGTCTGAATGTTCAGACGGCCTTTGTTATGCCTGCCCGTTTTTCCCTTTGCCCTCCGCCTCCTCCCCGGCCCGCTCTTCTTTCAGCCGCGCTTCCAGTTTCAGCGAACAGGTGTAGCCGCTGTCGCCCAGCCGGTGGGCGACTTCGACAATCAGCCAGCTTTCGGCGTCGATTTCCGCCTTGAATCCCTGAACGGTCACCGGTGTTTCGGGATAAAGGTCGGGGCGGCCTGTCGCCAGCGAAATGGAAAACTCGGCCAGGCCGCGGCGGATGCGGGCGAAAGCGGCGCGCGCCCCGGCGAGGGCGGAGGCTTCTGTGGCGTAGAGGTGGCGCAGGGTTTTAACTTTTTTACCCGCCACGTCGATGGTTTTTTTCTTCTCCACGGTTTTGACGGTGGTCTTGCCGGTCACCGTTTTGCCGGTGGCCTTGTCTTTGCGCGGCCGCTTGTATGTCTTGGTCTGCGCCACTTTCACTTTCTCGGGATAGAGGTTTTCTTCATTGACCAGCACTTCTTTTTTCTGCCCGGTTTTCTTGTCGGTGTAGCAGGCGCGCACGGCGGCGTAGGCGTTGGCGGCGGAATAGGTGAAGCTGTGGCCGTCGCCCGATGCGCGGGTGATGGGCTGCTCCTCTATCGGCTGCCCGCCTGCGGTTTCGGCCTGCCCGGTACGGATAAACAGCAGACGGCCGTTTTTGACGGTGGCGACGGCGTCGTATTGCTCGGCCAGCCGCGTGAGAAAGGCGGCATCCGACTCGTTGGTCTGGTCGATATGGGCGATTTTCTCGTTTTTGTATCCGGCGCTGATGCTGTACGGATAGCCGTGGGTTTTGGCTATGGTCTCGACGATTTCGTAAAGCGTGGTTTTGTGCCAGCTCTTTTCCTTCTGTTCGGCCAGCGTTTCGGCCAAATCGGCGGCGCGGGCGGTAATCGACAGAGTGTCGGGGCTGCCGCTGTGGGTGAACTCGGCAAACAGGTATTCGCCCTTGTAAACCAGCCCGCTTTCTTTGAAGCCCAGCCACAGTTGGATTTTGTCGCCGATGTCGGGGATGGCCAGCGCGCCGTCATGGTCGGACAGCTCTATCGTCAGCTCGTCGGCCTCGAAGCCGCGCTTGTCGGTGAGGCTGATGCCGAGAATGCGGCTTTGTGTTTCCGTGCCGAACTCGCGGCCGTTGATTTTCAACAGCGCCTGCGGCGTCAGATGGCTGCCCGCCACCGGCGGAGGCAGGTATTTTTCCACGATGCCGACGGCTTTCTGCTCCGCCTGTCCGATCAGGCCGCCGAGTTTTCCGATAACGTCCATCGTCAAATCCCCGTCAGGCCGCGCGCAAGGGTGACGGCCAGTTGCAGGGCAACACCTTTCACGCCGAGGGCGGAGTCGGACACTTTTTTCAGCGTCATCGAGAAGGAGATGGCGCGGGCGGTGCCGTCGCGGTTGATTTCTCTGCCGTTTTCGCTGACGGCGGTAATCACGAAGCTGCCCATCAGGCGGCCGTTGCCGAGTATCAGCGGGTGCGGTTTGCCGGTGTTAGCCATGCGGCGCAGGTACTCGATGGAGTTTGCCCCGCCCGTGATTTCCGGCCGCAGCTCGGCGCTGATGGTGATTTCGTCGTTTTCGCGCCCGGTGTACTGCCCCGGCGGCAGCCCGCCGCCGACTATGCCCTGCGACGGGTGTTTCCAGCTTTGCGAGCGGGAAAACTCCTGAAACGGCACGGTGGCGTTGATGAAAACGAATTGCCCCAAGATACCCTGTAAAACCATATCAATCCCTATCTTTCATGCTGCTGCGCGTTCTGCGCGCAGCGGCGGCCTGCCATTTTTCCAATTCGCGGCGCACAGTCTGTGCGACGGATTCGGCGCTTTGGCCGCCTGCGTTGATGTTGATGGTGATGCCGCCGAAGGAGGGAGCGGCTGTGGCCGTCTGAAAAGCGGGCATGGCGGCGGGCGCGGGGCGGCGCGCCGTGCCTGCGGCTGGTCTGCCCGACAATACCCCTTTCACCCTGCCGAGCAACCCCGCGCCGATGCGGCCGTTGCGCAGCGCGTCGACCACGCGCCAACCGCCCCCGCGGCGGGCGGCGGCCTGCGGAAAGCCGACATCGCGCCGCGGGGGCGGCC